CTACTGTTCATACGATTCAATTGATCTTCCATGTTATACGGGTCGGATTCACTCCATCTGCAAATTTCGTAAATGACTTCCTTATCAAGACATGCTTTATATCTTAATAATTTTTCATCATAAACAAATTTGCGCTTTAAATACGAGACCTCATCTATCGAATAAAGGGCATTGTTAGTACCGCTTTTATCAATAGAAGTGTATTCAAAGCCAACCATATCATACGCACACTTAAATGCCTCCGCATTCAGTTTGGCCACACAATCACCACGCACGGCACTACACGTATCATCACCATAAATCTTCGGCCGAAGACGTTCACTGAATTTGCTAAAATTCTTATACACTAACCAATAGGCTAGGCGTATAATGAACATCTCCATAAGACAATTTATGATAGTGGTAAGTGCAATACCCGATTTGTTTCCCTGCATCATACGAAACACGATATCTTCAACAATATGAAGAGAATTCAAAAAACTTGCAAACAAGACACGTCTTGCTCTCGCATTTTCTGGACCATCTCCATACCAATCATTTATCATGTCACATATATGCATTAAGACCTGTTGCAAACACGACGCATCGTGATTGGAACAGTCTCCAGCACTAAAGACTTCACCTACGGTCCGTAAGTCCTTCATCAGTAGTGTCCAGTCAATGCTGTTAGCGTTTATTCCAACAGACATTTCACCTTCAATGTAGTTGTCGTGACAAACTGCAATGAAGAACCCAAAGTATTTTCGAAGTAACATATTGTAATCCATGGGCGCAACTTGGAATAGCCTAGTTTTACCTAAGCGCACCTTTTCCAGCGGTCGCGTCTCGTCCTTTAACGTATCTGCAAATCTCACCGTGGTAATTACACCATTGAGAGCATTTGTTTCTCGTTCTTGTACTTTTTGCATTAGATATTCACCCATACAATAAGTATTAGGATCACTAGTTACTTTTTCTACAAAGGGTAACTTTCCAGCAGTGTTGTTGATAAGCGTGTAGGGATAGCCGGGGGATGTACTCATATCCATTTGTTTCATGGACCCAAATCCATTTAACATTTCGTCGTTTGTGAGTACACGGGGAGGACCATATTTGTTTTTCCATTTCAATATAGTTCCATACATATGTTCCACTATTGGTTGTATCAAATCAGGATTCAACACAGGACCAATCTTCGTCAGTTTTTTAGCTGCATCCACAACAGGAAATTGTTTTTCTCCTTCTTTATTAATAAAAGGAGCAAGTTTCGCTGGTGCAAATTTAGCTGGACCATATTCTTCTGCCATGATATCATACATGACACTTCGGTTAATTTTCGATTTTGATGGTATAGTTAATTTCACTTTTTTGGATTTATTAGTTTCGGGGTTAACAAACGTTCCTGCACTACCTACGATAAATAGGCCTGTTTCTTGAATTGGTTGCTTAATACGAGATGTAATTTCACTCACATCGCCGCATTCTTCTGCAACACAATTCAAGGGAGGTCGCGCTTGTTGAAGGAAATAGTTCATGGCTTCATCCACATCTTCTTTGAAGACGCAGCTTGAGATTCCAATCGCATTTCCTTGGGAGCCACCAGCGGTATGTATACCTAGGATTTTCCGGGCATTACACCTTGAATCACAATTCATCAAGAGTAATCCACAATCGCCACCCATCGTGTTACTTCCAAAGTAACGGTAGCATTGGGGTACAAGGATGTCTCGTTGTTTTAAGACTTCATTGTATATTGGGTCGGTTCTCGCATCATGACTATATTTAACGCCTGTAATGTCAACGTTAGATAAATTCATGCACGAAGGGGTGAAGTCACCAGCTCGCATGCCATATAAATATGAGTCATACAAAACTGGCACATCTTCAGTTGTTGAGAAGAATTTCGCCATCCAGGACATTTGACATACAGAATCTATTTTCAAGAAACATATATCAATTGAGTGTTGATATTGGGGTTGGTATACAGTTATAGCGGAAGGGTCAATAATTTGTCGGTTATTCGGAGTCCATTCAAGGTACAAGCTAAACTTGTCACCTTTTTCGGCGTATAGCTCTTCAAAGTCTTTCCATCGATTTACAAAGTGTAAGGGACATAAAAATACATCACCACCTACATTTAAGATGTTTCCAAAACGTCTTAAATCAGTCTCCACACCATCATGTACAACAATCGCTCCGATCTTGCACATATGTGTTCTGACTTTGTGTTCCACATCGATATTTTGTTGGTCGTATGCTTGGGCATTCAAACGGTCTTTTACTTCGCGCTGTACGCGTTTAACCTGTTTAACAGGACGTTCTCTGCCTTCTGTACTTTGAGCCATTGATTGTCGTTCACGTTGCACCTCAGCTGCACACGCGTCATAGTATTTTTGTTGAGATTGTTGAGTTTTGTATTCCGCAAAAGCCATTGCAGTGTAAGCCATAGTAACTATGCTTGTCATCACTCCTACAACAACTAACGTTTGATGAGTATTAATAAAGTCGTTAATGCCTGTCAACAAGTGTTGCCACTGTTTCTTTGCATAATAACCAAATTTAGTCCAAATCGAAGCGTTTGCTAATCCACGATCGAATGCATCCCATGCTTGAGCACCTATTGTTTCCACTAATACGGTTACTCTGGCATAAACATCACGATCAAGATCAGTATTCATTGCAGAAAATTTTTTCACATAACCAGCTTTATCCATTTGTCCAAAATAATTCACGGTTGTATAAGTCGTATGGTTACCTATCAGGTTCATCATCGTTTTGTCCACAAGTTCATCAAATTCATCGGTTGAACCAACAAATCTTAAAGTAGGATCGTTTGTTGTAAGAACGGACCTATCGGTCACGCCTACTTTTTCTTCATGAACTTTCGTTACTAATCTTAGTGCTTTTGACATAGAAATCGGATAGTGATATTCAGTTCCATAATAGCGCATTAAATCTACAAATTTCGGGTATGACAACATAGTATAACCTACCATGTCTTCATTAAAATTTGTCATCGCAGCGCCAATAAGAAACTGATTACACCTACAAATCGCCATATCGCAAACACCAGGATCATCCACAGCTAATCCAGTCGGGGCTTGGTAAACATCGTCATCTTCATCACCTTGTGCTTTATAGAAGTCCGCATTCCACATTGTTTCCAAATGTGAATAGAATCGATCTTTAAACACGTTCTGTTTACCTCGGTTTTCAAGAGCCATTTGACAGATACGATAAATCGCATCTTCAAAATTACACTGATATTCTTGGTATCCTTTAATGGGGTCATGGAATATAACTATATACATATCTTTCGGCCACAATCCATAATAGTTATTTCCCTCGGTCGCCATTCCCAATAATTTCTTCTTATGATCAATAGTACCGTCAACAGTTGCATATTTAGGATTCAACGCAAATTGACATACAACATTTCGTCGGGCATACAAATGTTTGCCTTTTGAAAGTGTTGCATTTTCAATTGTTGTTAAGCCTATCATGTCTGTTTGGGCATTAGAAACCACAATTTCGGAATTAAAGAAAATTGCGCCTTTTTGTTGAAAAGCCATATTCAAATTATATAGATTGTCATCTACAACATTCGTCAGCTCCATAATCGCTCGGGACATACTTTGTTCGTCGGTATAGTTTTGGAATAAGTCATTGTACCATAGCACGGGTTGGTCGTTATAGGTTTCCCAGAATTCTTGGCCACAGTCACGAAAAAACGTGTATTCAGAATAATCTTCGTACTTGTCACGTATTTTCAAGCACTTGGCGAGGGCATTTATGATGAAAGGTTGAAAAACGGCTGTCTTTCCGACTCGGGGGTCACCATAAATATAAACCCAAAAGGGTTTTATTCGTCGGGGGTTTTTTCCAGTTTTGTAATGATTGGGAAGTTGTGCTACGATATCGTCTAAATGTCGGACCATCACACGAAGGTAGGGTAGGACTTTGGATTTTTCCAGGGAAGAACCTTTTCCACACTGCTTAATATATTCGGCTTCTAATTCACACGCTTTTTTATGTAACACCATTATATCATGCGCATCGGATCTGTTTGATTTAGCTTTCAAGTCTTTTCCAGACGTTTTAATGGCCACAAACTCCTCTACTAATGGAGTAAAGCGATCCTCTTTCAAGAACCACGGTAATACACCATAAATTTTCAGAATTTTATGACCAATAAATTGAACGAATTTATCAAAAGCCTTCAGTAAGAAATCCACTATTGTTGTTGCACCACGTAAATAATCAACTAAAATTTTCACCTTGGAAGATGATAATTTCATTGAACCTAACTTTTCACGATCAATACCACTAAACATCGAACATACAATATCACGTGTTAGAATAAAAAAGGAAGTAAAGAAACCATCTTCATCACCTTGAGCACTAAAATGACCAGTCATCCCCTTGACAACTCGAATCAGGCCCTCAATAAATTGAGAGTCACCACCACCTGATGGTAAAATGAGAGTCACTAAAGCAGCTACATTAGCAATGTTATGATTGTGTTCTTGCATCAACAAATAGCCTAATGCTATAAGTTTACAGATAAAAATAATTATGGGTTGGGTAATCGAGGATAATCCAGCTTTAAAAGCGTTAGCAGTATCTGTCATAATCTTAAGGACTTTTTCAACGTGACTAGCAATGTTAGTTGCGGTCTCGCTAAAAGCAGATACTTTTTGGGCGGCTTGGCCTAGATTGGAGCACATTTCATTAACATTTTGGGGTATAGAAGTCATTTCTTGAAATGCGCTAAACATTTGGGCTTTGAGTTGGGACATATCGGTTTGGAGTTGAGTATAGGTATAGGATTTTTGAACGTGTTTACTTGACATATTATTGTATTTATTCTTCTTTTGTTTTTTGTCAATTTTAGGAATATGGGTTTTGATGTTAGTTCGTTTAAACACGTTGTAGAGCCAGAGGAAGTCACGTTCGCTAGAACGCACATACGTTGCAGTCCAGTTATCACCAACATACTTGACTAAGTCCGCTAGTAATCGAAATTGATCACCGCGCTTCTGCGTCAAATAATAATTGGTGCGAAATTCAGGTACATTTATCCAGGTTTCCGTTCCACTCGTCTTCATCTCATACTTCTTCGTTTCTCGTTTCGAATTCATAATTAAGTACTACTCCCTTAATTGTTCAAGCTGTTATAATAAGGTAGGTCTATCTCCCGCCTCAACACACATAAAGTCATCGCACATCGGTTTTACGATCGGTACGACACACTAAACGTTATGCACAGCTACACCAGTAAGAGCATTGGTGCTTTGCATTGAACAATCGACCACATCATGTACATCAGGTATGCTTAACTTGACAAATCATAGCACCAGGACATTAGGTACTACAATAGACGTGAGCTAAAAACCACATTTATTCCGAAGAACCTCACACAGTTTTCTATCCAATTAATATACATATAAGACTAAGTTTCGTCATTGGCCTTGGAATAAAACACAACACAAACCTTAGAATTTAGCTTTCGCTACACCACGAGGAGAGACTATATAAACTTTCTTCAAATTAGTCAACTATATCACATTGAGGACAGGACGACGGATGTTGTTCCATAACTTCTTCTTTTTGAAGCTGGCATCTTTGTCCACTCTCACTTGCAAATATAGAAGGGTAAATAAGAATAGGTAAATATAAGATTAGGGATATTACATATAAGACATAACACACACACACACACACATAGTTTTTGAGTATATAAGAGGTTGCGATACTAATTAAAAGTTCAATCGAATCATGAAAACTCCTTTAATTCTGCACATAGTACAAATCTAATTTTTGAGGTTAGACTCCCGAAGGACTTA